GTGATAGTATGGGATTATACGGTTCACCCGAACTTTTTCCCGTAAACAATAACGGTAGTCCCCCTCCTAAAAAATTAACAGCCTGGAATATCTTATTTATTGCTATAGGCTCTATTTTTTGCCTGTTTTTAGTACTATTTATGTATTCTGGAGTAACCGCAATTTTTATGCCGTGGATAGCTCAGGGGCATATACTGTTTATGATTCCTGTAATAGCAACTATCGCCTATGTTGTAATGTCATTCTTATTTTTTATTAATTATGCAAAAGGAAAAAAATCAAAAGTATTTTTAGGCTATTCCGTTTTATCAATAGTAATTTTTATAATTTCAATGGCATTTAATCCATCAGGGCAATCTACTAATATTCAAGTAAACAAATCAGATGGTCTGACGCTAGATGAATACAAGCCTTTATGCTCATCTTATGCTTATGAAGAAATTGCTCGCAATCCGAATAATTATGTAGGCAAAGATTCTGTTTTTACCGGACAAGTAATCCAAGTACAAGAATCGGGGGATCTCATCGTTTTGCGCGTAAATGTAACTAAGGATGAAAATAATTTCTGGAAAGACACTCTCTATGTTGAATATACTCGAAAATCTAAAAATGAAAGCCGAATTCTTGAAAACGATATCGTGAATTTATATGGCACTCTAAACGGGATAAAAACTTATACGTCGGTTCTAGGCCAAGGGGTTTCTATTCCCTATTTATCGGCTGAATTCATTATTCTCGCAGACGATAAATGAAATCCCATAAAGGGCAGAGGTTTAATTCTGCCCTTTGCATTTGATCTCTCCACCAAATACTGCATTGAGTGTCTTGATCTGATTAAGCATCTGCTCATCTGTCATAATACGTTTTTTCCGCTTTGCATCAAGTATCTTTTCTATATTTATTTTTTTCTGCCATACCCAACGACTTATAAGATACGCTTGAAATATGCTCTCTTTTGCCTCTACCTCTTTTCTCTGACTATACCCCCTGGCCCATATATTTAATTCAGCAGGTGTCATGTCCCAAAACTCTGATGGTGATATTTCAATTTGAGCAGCAAGTTGCATGGCATTTTTTACGCTAAATTCTTCTCCGCTGCTCCCTTGGAGTTTTTTCTTGCTTCTTTTCCCTCGTTGCTCTTAAAAGCTCCATTAAATGCTTTCCACATTTCTTCAGTAACAGTTTTGATGGATGAGTATTCGTCTACTAAATCTATTACCTTATCAGGCGTCAAGTCTTTATCTTCGTGCACAAGACCAGCCCATATCAGGACGGCATAAGCATGCATTGTTAATCCTCCGTTGTCTATGCCTTCTATTTGCATAACTGGCTTTCCCAGCGTTTCCTCAATTAAGCTTATTGCTTTCATACCGTACCTTAAGTTCCTCATTTTATCTAATTTTATCGGATAAAACATGTTTTCACTCTCCTTTATTTTATATATTTTTACATTTATGCTATAATCAACCTCAAAGAGGTGATTAAATTGACTAAAAAATATAACCTGCTTAGCAAGTCTGATATGCGTAAATTCCAAAAGGATTTAGAAAAATCCGTTATGGAAAAAGCTAAATCCGCAGCTTTAAAAGGGAAGTACGATATCAAATGCCCCGCTTGCGGCAAGAGCATTAATGCTCCCGTCGGAAAAAGCATATGCCCTTATTGCCACAATGAAATAGATTTTAAGCTTGATGTCCGCTAACTTCTATTTCGAACTTTGCCGAAGCCAATTCTTCTGCCAAAGTTTTGGCTTCGGCCAACAACTCAACATATTTATTTGCTTTTGCTAAATATTCATCGATGTTACTTAAATTGATAGCAACATCCACTTGAATCTTTTTCGTATCACTCAACTCAAATCCCTCCCACAGCAAAACAGGGAGCCCTAGCTCCCCGCTCCTACTGTCAATGTCGGCGCACCCGAAACTTTGATTGTTGCCGAAAACGCCAGCGGATCTTCAAGGTCCGCACTGGTAGAAAAGCCTACCACAATGCCCTTGAATTCCCACTGCGCATTTAAGCTTGCCGGGAATACAATTGCAAAATCTTCCGTAGCGCCGCTTTCAAACAGATCGTAAAGTTCCTTTTGCCCCTGACCTGTTGCTGGGACAAAGTAACCTTCAACAGCCACTTCTCCGGCATCCTTGAAGCCGGCAATAAATTCTCTGTAGCCACCATCGGAATCCAGCGCCGTTGTATCTATCGTATCTGCGGAAAGCTCCAGCCCCCCTATAGAGGACAGTTTTGCTACTGTTATTGGCGCCGGGTCCGGCCCCTTACCTATTTGCAGTGTGGTCCCAAGTGCTCTTGTTGCTTCTGGCATATCCCATCATCCTTTCCTAAAAATATATTGTAAAAACAATAATCCCCCGGTTTACGCCGAGGTTGAATTCGTATGTTTCATTTATGTCCTCGATATCAATATCCTCGATAAATATTCCGTCACCCTGTCCTATACTTCGTTTTGGCATGGATAAAAGCAATGCTTCGAGCTTGCCGCGAACACTGAGCATATCGTTATATCGTGTTGCCATAGCGCTCCACATAAAGCTCAAAGCCTGCTTGTCTGTGTACCCATCAAGCGTCTTTGTTCTGTCTGTCTTGGTGCGCATGTACACCAAGTACGGTTTATTGTGCGTTTCAGGAGCATTTGTCGGATAGATTTCTCCGGCCAGTTCCGGGATAGATTGCTCAATTTCATATTTCAGTGCTGCCTCTATCACTTTTTCAAGCCCCCTTTCGCAATCTCCGCATCAATTTTCTTTTTCATGGTGTCAACGATGGTTTTTTCTACTGCCGGAGCATCCTTTTCAAGTGAACCACGGGCAAAAGCAAGACCTGGGATGTATCTACCGTTCTTTGCAAAGAATCCGTATTCCTGAGATACCGGGTAATACCCGGTTATCTTACCGTCTTTGTTTGGTTTCTGGAAAACGTCATTCATCTTGCTATCAAACACAACCCGATATACCTTCTTGCCCGGCTTCGTTTTTTCCGGTACAAGAATCGTACCTTGCTGTAAGTCTCCGGAGAGGTACGGAGCATCAGCCTTAGCGTCTTTCTTTACAATATTCATACCTTTTTTAGCTGCTGCCGTTACATGTTTCTGCGGCACATCTCCGAGCTTTTTCAGGCTTTTTTGCAGCTTATTCATGCCCTCAACTTTGAATTTTACCTTGGCCACTTACTTCACTTCCTTGCAGTAGCAAAGCAACTCCCTGTTAAGCTCCTTTACATTTATGGCTGACAGTATTTCATATGTTTTGCTGCCATACTGAATCCGCATATCATTTGTTACCCCCGAAATGTACCGGCTATTGAATTTTACTTCAACCTTTGCAGCTGTGGTCAGGGCCGTAAGGAATTCATTGCCGAGCAACGGGTCGACGGCTGCCCAGGCAGTAATGAATGGCTGCCAATCATCCGCAGGCTCCCCGTATTCATCTTTACCGCCGTTATTCTTAAGAAATATAATTTTATGCCTGTATTTGCCCGGATTCATGCACTCTCACCACCTTCTGGATCTTCCTCTGCATAACGAAGTTCAAGCACAAACGAATTCGTCATGCGCTCTGCCGCCGCCTTCAATGCAGGATCGTCAAATGACATGCATCGGTTATCGTAATACATCCCTGCCAGCGCCTTGATGAACATGTCATATTGCTCGTTGTGCTGGAAGGCAGGTATCCCCGCCGTCCGCGCTTTGGATTGCGCGGCGGCAAGGTAACCCGTCAGGTCTTCTGCATTGTCAGAAGGCAGCCGCAGGTAATCTTTCAGGTTTTCGGTTGTTACTGCCATCAGGCTACCCTCCATTCGTTAGGACATTTTGATAACATTGGAGTGTGCGGTCTTGCTGTCGTAGGTGATCGCGCAGCGGAAGGACGCGCCTGAATCTCCGGCCACAGTCGTCAGCGTAGTTGTGTTATATCCTGTATAATCTGCCGTTAGGTCGGTCCATGTTCCGCTGACAAGCTTCTGCCAGAGGTAGGTGATGCCCGTGGTCGGCACCTGGCTCGCGGCTCCATTAAACACAGGCACGACGGTCAGATCTTCGCCGGCTGCGCCGGTAGCTTCGGGCGTCACTACGCCGCCGATGACAGCAACAGCGACGATTGCGAGGCGGAATGCGCTCTTAAGTTTAATCTGATGATCTCCCCATGCGGTCAGTACGTATTTAAATGTTCCAGTGTCCACATCCTTGTCGCTGTCGAGAATAGCAGCTGGATCATAATTCTGCTTAGCATAGCGGAAATCTCCCACAATCGGAATGGAAGCCTTGTCGTTGAATTCAACCGGTACGCCGAGAACATCCTGCGGCTTTGCGGTGAAAAGAGTATCGGAATCATTGGCCAGTGTCTGGATATAACTGTACCAATCCTGCGACGTCATGACGACCTTTGCGTTGGCACGGAAGAGGTCGGGCAAGTCTCCTAGAGCTGCCATAATCGCCGCGACGACGGTGGCACCGGTAACACCCTTGATGCCTACCATGTAGAAACTCATGTGTTTGTGGGTATCGTCCGCGGATTTTGCAAATGCGCGAAGCTTTTCTTTTCTTGCAAGAGCGGAGCGAAGCGCATTTTCAACTTCTGTGACAAGATTCGTATCGGTACCGTAAACAACAGTATCAGACATCTTAACCCTGGCTTTGGTTTTATATCGGCCATAGGTAACCATATCCGCAGATATCTCAATCTCTTTGGCTGTTTCAAAGTCTATTACGTCCTCAAGCAGATCTTCATCGTCAATATCAAATGTAATACGGGGCTCCTCCAATCCTGCAACCTGGGAAGTCTGCTCGACCTTACGCAGGGAGTTTTCCTCAGCAGGCTCGACGATCAGCTCGCTCGACAGTGTTGTCGGCAGCAGATGGGATCCGCTGCCCATGTCGGCGGATCCGGCCGGGATTCCCCCAAGGCCTTGATAGGCTTTTTGCGCTGCTTCCTTGTTGCCAGTCGCCACGGCACGGTAATAAGCCGCCTTATTTTTAACAACGACATCTTTTTCTGTCATTCCATTGCCAGAGCCATTTTTAATTGCTATTGTATTACGTTGTTCCTCTTCCATCTTGTCGTGTTCTGCCTTGAGCAGATCATAACGCCCCTGGAGTTCGTCGCGGTGTGTCTTTTTTGCGGTAATATCCTCCATGCTGGTCGCGGGATCTGCCGCTTTTTCCGCGATCCAATCGGCATCAGCCTTGATGGCCGCGGCGAGAGTTGTCATTTTTTCCTTAAGCTCAAATAATGTCATATTAATTGACTCCTTTCAAATATTTTTCATTTTCGGCGAGTATTTTCGCCCTTTCTTCGCGCTCATCGTTATCCGCGAGCGCCATCTGACTGCGTTTGATGATTGTGCTGAGGTCTTCAGGGTTGACCGTCGCAAGATCGCCGGACTTCATCAATTCGACGGCGTCGCTCAGATCCTTGACGCTCTTGGTCACACCCGCGCCGCGCTGCGATGGCACCGCCACGAATGAAAACTCATAAGCATCCTTGATGCCCAGCATATTGCCATGTACCAATTTGCCGTCTACTACCGCGCCTTTGACGTGGCCGTTTTCACAGATATACTTGCCGATATCCCAGCTATATTTGAACTTCTTACCGCAAGCGGAACAAGCCACTTCAGTCAGGCGGAATCCAATAGATACCTCCTTTACAATGCCTCCCTCTATTGCCGCGATAAGGGGTTCATTTTCCGGGATCTTCAGCATGTAGGCACTGCCACGTAAAGCCAATTTCTGTTCTCCTACAGAGTTCTTGCCCTGCTGTTCCACCACTTCGCAACGGTATAGCCGCGCAACCTGATTTCCAGACGACCAGTCGTGATCAAAAATGCCCGTCTTCCCGACAAGGAGTTTGGCAAGTTCATCAAGAGAGGCTTTCGGAAATTTTTCTGTGTCGCGGTCCACCTCGTTGTCAGCGAGGATTATAGGGAAACAAAAAACGCCTTCCGGCGTCAGCTCCTTCAGCGCGTATTTATTAATCAGGTCAATGTCTGCGGTAGGATCAATCGGTGTGCCGCCCGCAAAGGCTTTAAATTTTTCAACTCTGTCCATCGTCCGCCTCCTTTTTGGCTTTCTTGCCGCGTTGTGGTTGCTCAATTAGTTTTTGCGCCTGATCAAGCGACTTTGTCGGTTTCAAAACAGGACAGTCCTTTTTTGGGTCTATACCCGGTTCTTTTTTTTGAATTGCCAGCTTTAAATTTTCCGGTGTAAATTCGCCCTCGAAGCCGTATTCCTCAAGCCAGCCCTCGCGCAGTGTCCAGTCACGAAATGCGGGAAAGTCCGGCCATGCAGGGTGCCGCTTGCCCGTAGCCCATACTTTGTATAAACTCACTTTTCATCACCACCATTCGTTTTACTTGGTCCCTTGTCGGGGTTTTTTATAATATATTCCAGCGTTGTCAGATCGCGAGAAGCCATCAGTTTATTTCCGTTAGGATCGTTCGCTCTGCCATATTCAGTCCTCGCCTCGTTCGGTGTCTCCCATCCGCCTCGAATAGCTTTTTGGTGAACATCAGCTCTGGTTGCCGCGTCTGCCCGGAGTATCGCATCCATATCAAACTTAAACCGCATCGTCTTGCGCTGTTCGCGACTTAAAAGCTTTCGGTTCAGTTCCTGCTCGTAGGCCGTGACGATAGGGAGCATGGTTAGCATCAGAAACTCCAGCATCTGCTGCTCCTGACTGCTGAAAGAAGTGTCTGAATAATCTCCTAAAAGGTGCGGCGGGATGTTATATACCATCGCCACACGGGATCTGGATATCTTTTCGACCTCAAACAGCTTGGAATCGACCGGAGAAAGATTCAAGGTCTTAGCCTGCACGCCGGACTCCAATAACAGGATATTTCCGGCGGTCTCGCGGTAGGTGTCCATGAAGTCGTTGATCATGTCCTCTTTCTGCTGCTTCCCGAGGTTGGCCGGAGCCTCTAGAACTACCTGGGCGTTTATGCCCTTCTGGAGCTGCGAGGCACTGAATTTTTGTATATCGGCACCGTAAGAAAGCGTATTAAACAGCACTGATACCGGATTCACTCCAGAATATCCGTTTGTGGAGATAAACGGTACATGGATAACATAAAAGTTATGCAGGTAGTAATCAGCGCCCTGCTCCGGGGTTATCCTATACCACAACTCCATGGAATCAGTTTCCATTACCGGTCTGACTCGCAGCGGATCAAGGGGCCGTAAGCCCGACAAAGTTCCGCCCGGGTCAAACAATTTTATTGCATACGCATTGCCTTCTGTACACTTGCAGGCTTCCAGCGTCTTAAAAAACTGGCATGACGTCATATTCGTATTTGGCCCGAAGCTTACTATGTCGTTTAAGTCGTTTTTGACCTGTGTGCTTCCCCGGTAGAGTTGCACCGGCATAGCTGACAGGGCGTTTGATATCCGGGAGACCGCAGAGAATATCAGTTCGCTATTTTGGAGCGTATAGTCACCGCGGATCCAATGCGGCAGCCATGATGTCAGCAGCCTTCTGATTTTTGTATTCGGTGGTGGGGCCGCTTTCAGAGTGGTAATTTCTGCTTTTAGCGCAGTTATTTCTTTTTCCAGTTCCTTTTGACGTCCAATATTAAATATGCTCAAATTTTCACCTCATTTCTGAGCTAATTTGAGGACTGTCGAGACTTTTTTGTCCTCCGGAATGTATGTTGGATGTTTCCGCAGATATTCAGTATGCGCGTCCAGGTGGGCGGCAAAACCGTCTATTTTGCGATATTTATTCTGTTTTGTTGGCAAATACGTAGCATTCGGGCCTCTTTTGGTAAGTTTCACATTACCGAGGTACCAATAATACAGCGGATTGTTGTTGTGCATTATTTTCCCATCCAGGAAACGCTCCTTGAGATTGTCAAGCGGCGCGGTCAGTGTTAGCTCGCCCTGTCGGACTTCGTTCATGACAAATCCGTTTTCCCGTAACTTATTAACCAGCATGAAGGCTTTGGCAGGGTCAAAACCGATAGAATCTATCCTATAGAGCTCTCGCATCTTTAGAAACCACGCTAAAATTAGCTCGTATTCGACATAATCCTTATTGACAATGGTCAGCACCCCCGCATTCCCCAATCCCTTCCAATCCAACTTTTCATGGTCCTCTTTGACCTTTTTTATCGGAACCCACGAATGTTCTAACAGGAAGAACCAGTTATCTGGCAGCGGAAATTCCAAGCAAGCGGATGTAAAATCCTCCGTTTCGGCAAGGTCGAAACCTCCGTAGCACAGCCCGCCTTTGAGATTCTTGATGTCGTAAATCTTGTTATTTGCCCTGATTGTTTTGGCATCTAAAAAGCTCAATTCATCCACCGAAGTAAATACGTTGAGCTGTTTGTTGATGAAGTCGGATCGCTCCGCTGGGATCAGCTTACACCGCTCCCATTCGTCGATCAGATCGTCCAGAAGGAGCAGCGGGCCAAGAGATGGGTTTGCCTTTCCCCAGCAAGTCACATCATCAGGATCGTCACCCTCGTCGATTTCGTCAATATAGATAAACATACGGTCGGCCGCTCTCTGGGATATCGCCTCGGCGCCATCCAAAATTTGTCCTCCCAAGATGTAATAATCCATCAGCGGACCGTCAATGACCGTACCAAGTGTTGTAATGTAAATAAAAAGCGGTTGACGCCGCTTTTTACCTTTTTTCTTGATAACATTGATAAGCTTATAATCCCGATATTCCTGTATTTCGTCAAATATACCCATATGGACATTCATTCCATCCAGGTTCTTGGAATCCGTTGCTCTCGGTTCAAACAAGCCATTTGCAGGATCGTAATATATCCCGCTGCGGTTTGTCCGGAAATGCTTTCTCAGCAGCGGGGATTCTTCAATTTGGGCCTTGCAGGCATCGAAGACAATTCGGGCCTGTTGCTTGGAATTTGCGAGGCAGTACGCTTCCGGCCCGCGTTCCCCGTCCTTGGAAATCGCATATGCAGCATTGCCGGTAACCAGCGTGCTTTTTCCGTTACCGGAGCCAACGATGATCAGGCCTTCACGGAACCTCCGGTATCCGGTCTTCCTGTCGACCCATCCGTAAAGGTTACCTTCAACAAAGTGCTGCCAAGGGAGCAGCTCCATGCGATCGTAATCGCCTTTAGTCGGAGTGATAAATTCCTCCATGAAATCAATGGGTCTATAGCCTTTCGTTACATCAAACACCCACGGATATTTAGGATCCGTCAACGATTTTTTAAGGTCGTTTACAAATCTCTGGCAGGCTTGCTTGCGCCGTTTTCCGGAAACGATAATACCAGAGAGGACTTCCTCGGCAAATTTATAGCATTCCGAAGACTCAACCAGGCTGGGAATTTTAGAACCGCTCAAATGCATCACCCTTTCCGGGTATGCTCACCTGAACATCCAGCATATCGTCAAGCTGCTTCATCACGGCAAGCAGGTTCTTGGTATAGGTCACATGGAGCTCGGCAGCTGCACTTTTTTTCTTGCCTTTCTGGAATTCGCCATTCTGGTATTCGTCCTCATAGCCGTTCGTGGCAATGTCATCTTCCAGATCATCTATGGTCACGGCCAGGAATGCAGCACGGCTGATCAGCTTCCTTGCCAGAGCCAATTTTTCTTTTGGCGCCGTCTTGTAAAGTGACATGAGGCGAGCGTATTCATCCCGTATTGCTTCATTGTCCGGCAATGCTGCTTTTAAAATTGTTTCGGTCTTGTTTGCCATAGACTACACCCCCACTATAAAATTACCCGCGGTGCAAAGGAAGGAGGGCACACGGTATCTATGTAGCCGACTCCAACTTTGATACCCGGGGGGGCTATGTCTTTGCTTCCCCGTTAAGTTCATCAGCGTTTAACTTTATGTATTCAGACACTTTGATATATCCATCAGTATTTGACTTCTCATCAAACCCTCTGAACTTTACCCTTGCAGGATAACAGCATGTGATGTCGCCGGTTTCATCCTCAACCTCTACAACAATTGCCCATCCCAAAGTATGCAAGATCATATTGATCCACCAGAGTAACCCGCTTTCGCGAAACTCTTTCCATGTTTTCTTCGTAACCATATCCATCCTTCTGTCCTCCTCATTTTTTAAATACCCTATGCCTTGATAACCCGCACCCCCTCCGGAAGTTTCATCTTCTTCCTCTGCTTTGTCAGCTCGTGGCAGTCCCAGCAAAGTCCTTGCCCATTGTCCAAGTCAAGCGCAAGCTCAGGGTAATCCTCAAGCGGCTTGATATGGTGCGCCTCGGTCGCCGGCTTACGCTTGCACATCTGACATACTTTGTCACGCTGCAGCACCAGCTTCCTCCACCGTCTGTGCGCCGAAGTATTATACCAACCCTGTTCCTTCATCGATGATTTTCTTTCTCTCCATTGACGCCCGTGAGAACAAGGCCGCTTTGGTTTACTTGGCATTTGCTTGACCTCCCTTGGAAAACTAAATATAATATCGCCGCCTCAATTTCCATTTTTGTTTTATTCCTGCGGTGAGCATATGGCAATTAACCCAGTAATTTCAACAAAACGAATTTCCATTTTTGCTATCCACATCTTATTCTTTGATCTCTATGCCACTTAAAAATAACAATGCCAACAGTCCCCATAATGTATTCATGTACCAGCATATAAACCCAGCCAATACAATTAGCCCAATATTCTTTAATATCGCAAATATTAATAATGCTGTTCCTGATTTCATACCTATTCCTCCTGCATAAATAGAATAGCAGCCGGGAAGGAGGTCTCTATCTATCCCGACTGCCGTATAATTAAACTAGAACTCCCACAACCCGCCCACCAGCACGTTAGTGTCAATCTGGCACCTATGTAAAAGCTATTTAGGGGTTATTGTACGCCAACCCTCCAAGGTTTTTATTGCGGGTTTGAATACTAAGGGCACTTTCTTTGCCAATGGCGTAGTAAATCTTTCAATTTTTGTGCAAAATCCGTACGACTTTCCAGTAAATGAGTCACACATTTCATATCCATTTTCAACTTCTACAGGTAATTTCCTGTGCTTCATTGTTGCCCTCCATGTTAAAGTTAAAAGGAAGCCTATATATCATTTCAAGGCTTCCTTTTGCGTAAATTCTCAATCCATTATTATATCCAGACATGAGAAAAGCACCCAGTATTTTACTGAGTGCTAAATGTGTCTGCTATCCATTCTTAGTATATAATATATTTAGTCAAATTTCAAGTACTTTTTTTACCAATAATTTATATTGGTTATTTGCGGTTTGGGCCTCTTCTTCCTTCTCTTGCCCGATCTACTGCCACCTTTATAAGAAGGTTCCCCCGGAGGCAAAGGGGCTTTATAATTGATTCCATATGTTGATTCTGCCAAGCCAAATATCAAAGCTTCAGGGGAACTGATATCGCATATTGCTTTCTTATACTCTCCACGCTCTGGCTTATCTGGAGGCCACCATTGACCATTACATATAGGGCAGTGATACATGTTATCTTCTTTTATATATAGCATTTCTACATCACCTGGGCATTGTGGACAATTCATTCTATCACCGCCTTACTTGCCTTAACGCGCTTAATACTACGTCTTGCTGCTGTGCATCCTTTTGGGTTAGCCCTCTCTTTGTTGTACGCTATTATGTCCTCCATTTCTTTTATGTACTTATCCCGATCCATCTCTCTGGCAAAGCAGTTATTTTCTCTTACTGTTAATGCCTCACATTCATGCTTTACATATCTCAGACAGCCCTTGCAATTCATATAACCACCCCTTTAGACCTCTTTTATATCAATCCCGTACAGGTTATACATGGCTTTTTTCTTTAAAATATACTCTGGTGTCCGTTTCCCCTTTGTATCCTCTACTACCCATTCCTTTAGCCGGCAATCGAAATATACAAAGTCTGCTATGTAATAGCTTGGCCTGTTAACCTTGTTCCCTGGCTCTAACAAAAACCACACCTGAGTGCTAAGCGCTGTTATCTCATCTGCCCGTTCAAGCAACTTCAGTTGTCCATATCTTTCAGCCTCCCTGCCACTGGCAAACTCTTGGCCGTCAGCGATAGTGCGCTCATTGTGGTATTTGCTTGGTCTTTTGACTTTGCCTATTTTCTGCTCGATCTGCTTTTGTATGTCAGCCGGCAACTCATTAATATTATTAATCCTCACTCCGCACCCCCTATCTCGCCGCCCCATGCATTGTCTTATCTATTGCATCTGCCTTATAGCCTTATCAAGCGGCATACCGTTGCGCCACATGTTTTCTATGTCCCTGGCATACAACATTAGGCTGTGGTTTATTTCCATAGGCTTACCCCCTTCACAAACATTCAACTTGCAATAATTGTCTAATTATGGTATTATTTGTATGTCCCTAATGAGCCGCCGGTTAGTTAAAAGGATTTCTGCCGGCGGCTCCCCCTTTTCGCAATATTCTCTGTGTAAATGCGCAACTCTTACTGTCGTCCAATCCATGCTTTGCGTTCTGCTATCTTTTTTTCAAGGTCTTTTATGTATGATTTCTCGTATTCTGGCATTTTTCGGCCTTTATAATGACGAACTATGCTATTTATTATTTTATTTTCATCATCAATTAATTTTTGCTGACCGGCTACTGTCTGTTTTGACAATTCCCTTCCTCCTTCGCATAATTCTTGAACTACGAACTAATAACTTAGTCTTTGACCGCAGCACGAACAGTATTTACCGTTAACATTTGATTTACAGACTGGACATGCTTGACTTGATACTCCTTGGATTTTTATAACTCGTTGTGGTATTTGCTTTTTGACTGCTTCTCCTGCAATAATAAATGCCTCTCTTTGTTCGTCTGTCCAATTCGCCCATGCCAATCCAGCCTGCATAATCTCAATAACTTTTGGGTTTTCCATATTTAGCCTCCTTACGTCACATAATTATCATCAAGCGACATTGTCCTCATATTTCTTCAGCAGCCTATATACATTACCTGGAGATAAATTGACAACTTTGGCTATCGCCCTAAATGACATTTTCTGCTTCCGCATTTTCTTAATCTCTACAACAAGCTTTTGGGAGTCTTCGGGACTCGCCTTGCCCTTCTTGCCTGTTTCAAGGTATCGAAACGCCTGTTCGGGAGAGCAGTTTTTCAATATGCTGATTACCAGCGCACAGTAATTTTCTTCCAACTCAATCCCTCCCTATTGGCCGCTATCCACAATGTTGAGATACGGAGCATACAGTGCCAGTTGAGGCAATGGTATATGTCCTTCAACGTACCGGTAATGTGTGCTATTTACAGTTACGTCGAAGCCCGAAACTCCGTTCACATCAGTCCAATGCACAGCTCCTTCAATATCCCCTGAAACGCCATTGATATACATGAACGAAGCCAGATCGGTTATCATGGTGTATGGGCCTTCTTTGTAGTTTGGCTCTGGCTCCTGCTGCATGGATTGAAGCTGCTGCTGAAGTTCTACATTTTCTGTGTTCACATGTTTGATTTCTTTTATTGCAAATATCCAACCGGCAAAGCATATTATAAGCAGAATTGTTGTTATGCCATCATAGACTATTTTTCTTTTCACTGCATATCCCTCCCGTATTTCAACTGTGTTGCCCTGCCGCCCCTGTTGTGCCTATCTGCCAGATTACAATCAAGTATTTTGCGAATTTGCAAGGCAATTGAGGGGTTTATTCTTGGAAGTCTCTCAGCGACATCTTTATGTACAGTACTTTTGCTGACTCCGAATATTTTTGCCGCATCCCGGGCTGTTGTCTTGTTGAGTATAAGATATTTCGCTTCTTCCAAGACCCTCTCCGTTATATAATCATGTATCGTTATTCTCCTTTCTTCAGCTTTTTGTGTTGCATTGTGTCCTCTTATTCACACCAACCGACCATTCGAGACTTTTTGTAATTACCATTAAATATTTCTACAGTAAAATCGCAATTAAAAATATCGCCCCTTTTTACGCTTTCCATTAATTCGTGCTTTGTATAAGAGTTATATCCATTACGCCTAAGCGTATTTACTGCATGGCTTAGACTCCTTGCAATTACTATTCCGTCAAGTCCGTCATTGAAATAATACTTTTTTCTTTTACTCATATTATCTCCGCACCACCTTTCGAACTTTTCTCTGCCTTCAATGCCTGAATGACAGAACAAGCCTTCTCGTATTCCTCTAGGAGGTTATTATAGTTGGATTCTAATGCTCTAAAGTTTTCTTCAGAATATGGTATTGGAGTGTTTTGGCTTGTCACGGTCGAAATATTTTCTAATGTGCCGCATGAGTTCCCATACACTGTTGTGTATTTTGCCTGTTCTTCCACCTTTGCCACTTCCTCTATATCAATGCCTTTCATTTTACAAAATGTATCTATAAGCTCTCTGTGGGTTTTATACCATAGAATTCCTGATACCATTCTTTATACTGTTCTACTGCCTCCCTTGCGTCCAAAACCTTCGCCCCCTTTTTCCCGATATTGGCATTCCTCATACTGCCCAACTATCCCCGGAACCTCCCATGCCTGCATCAAGGCACGAATTTCGCACTCTCCAGGCTTCCGCTTGCAATTCCGGCAGAAAGCTTCGATAACTCCCTCCGCCAAGTAGAAGGCCTGCTCCTTGTTCATCCAATACTTCAGATCCGGTTGCTGCTTCCTCAATCTCTCAAAATCGCCCTTGGGCATCAGCACTATTTCGTTGGTTTCCTTCCTACGGTCCAATGCTGCCGCCTCTTTCGCGTCCACATTTTTTATTATCAGGCTAAGCCCTTTTGACATCCATGTATTTGCCATTCTAAAGGCCTTCAGAGCATCCTTATAAGTACTCATGGTCTTGCTCTGTGCCCATTCGGCAAGCGCCTGTTCAAGTGTGAACTGGAAGGTGTCTAGGAGGACTATGCTGTCCTTTTGTTGGGAGTTAAGTGATAGTTTCATTTGTCGACCTCCCATGCTATAATTGAATTCCAATATATTTTTCTTTTAGCCCTTTTGTGGGCTTTCTTTTTTATCAACCTTTTCAAAGTAGAAAACTCCATCCCAGGGCTCCACCTTGACAATCCCGTAATCCTCTGCAACCTTGAATATATATAGCTTTCGAAGCCTTTCGTGCAGGGTTTTCATCATTTCCCTGAACCGTTCCAGGGAGTGCGCCCGCTTGTAATGGTTGCAACGCCCGCAGGAAGGGTTGAGGTTTTCGAGAGCGTCAGCATCAATCTCGAATACAAGGTTCCGTTCAATATATTTCATCTTCGGCCTTATATGGTCAACTTGCATATCCTTATAGGCAATAGCCTTACCGCAGTAAGCACAGCGCCTATTATATTTGTTATATACCTGGAGTCTTTCGGCTTTTTTCATCCTGGTTGCCTCCCTTCTGATGCTTTTCAACATAGGTCGCTATCTGCTCACAATAATAATCCCGCGCTTCGTCGACGTATTCGCAACCTTTATCCGCAAAATTATCGTCGCTATATCTGTAGATGCCGCAATCCGGACGGTCACATCTGGAACATTCGTTAAACTCTTTTATATCCGTTGCTGCTTCGGCGATTTCTTTATATTCGCTTTCCTCTATGTCACCGAATCTTTCATCGCAACATATGGAATAGCCGTATGCGGTTCCGCAATACTCCGTTACGCCACAGTCCCCGCAATGTTGGTCTAATTCTTCAATTTTCATTCTGCCCGCCTCCCTCCAGCGCCTTTTTCTGCGGCTTCACGGGTAAGGAATACGGTTTTGCCGAAATACATAATATCTCCTCCTTTTGTTGACTTGCAAGGTTGGATTGTGGTAAAATAATTACGAGGTGATTATATGAAGCACAATTTCCAAAACCTTGTAGGTCAAAAGTTTAATAAATTAACTGTGTTGGAACTAGATCAAACAAAACCTAATCGTCCGTACTGGGTTTGCCATTGTGATTGCGGGAATACAGTTTCCGTAAGAGCAGACTTATTAAAAAGCGGAAACACTAAAGCGTGTGGGTGTCTTTATACTAAACATAATCAAGCCTTACAAGGAAACCATTCCCGTATTTATAGCATCTATCACGATATGAAAAAGCGATGCTATAACGCAAAAACCAAATCCTATAAGTTTTACGGTGCTAAAGGTATTACCATGTCCGATGACTGGCTTGGTGATAATGGCTTTGAAAATTTTTATGCATGGAGCCTTAGCCATGGATATTCTGAGAGCCTTTCTATTGACCGAAAGGATTCCCTACTTCCGTATTCCCCAGAAAATTGCCGCTGGGTTACATGGGGAGTCCAAGCAAACAACAAATCCAACAACCTGGATATTACTTATAACGGGCAAACGCAGTCTCTTGCAGCATGGTGTAGAAGATTGGATCTCAATTATTCCAAGGTTCGTCAGCGCATATACAACGGAAAGCCATTTGAATTAGCCATCGTTGGAGCAGAGCTTTAGTATCTGCTCTAACTTTCTGTTATCCACCTTACACGGCAATACCACAAGCCGCCCTTCCGCCTCTGCTTGGCAAATTTCCTCCATTCTCTCCGGTGATACTACCTCCGGCCTCCATACAACAGTAGTGCCGCAACTTTCGCACTTCTCCTGGTATGTAACCTGGCATCCGTCCAATTCTTGCTTACATTCAGGGCACCACCAGTAGGCTTTAGTCTTTTCCATCCCTGCCCACCTCCCCTATGCTGCAAAATCCATCTTCCTCCATAAATGTCTTATAGGTGTGCTTTTCTTTGCGCAGATCGTACTTTATGGATTTGGACGCCCTGCAAAGCTGTGTGTCTTTTAGCCGGCAATCCTTACACTTAACAACTATCTCAAGCCGCCCCTCCGCCTTAGCCTTGGCAAGCTCCTGTACCTGCTCAGGGGATAAGCCTGTTGCGCGATATTCTGTCAATTCTGCCTTCATTGCGTTATATGAGCGTATCATCATTTGCAAATCATCGGGTGAGTGTTCCGTGTCCTCATAGAGGGCGAGTCTTTCAAGCAACTCTAATTCCAATTGGCATACAGTGCAATCCGTGCCTGCCCTGCATGTTGCATGGCATTTTATGTGGGCTACATGTCCATTCCCGATTCGGTCATACTCGCTGCGTTTCGTTAACCGCTCATACATCTTCCTGACCTCCAATCTGTTTTTCTATGGCAGCAAGGGCTTCTTCAATCTGCTCCGAGCTTGCGGTATGTTCATGCTTCCTTGTCCAGAACAATGCGCAATCTAAGGCTTCTCTCGATAGTTGCAATGCCTCTACATCAGCAGGGTTATGATAGTCTTTACATGCGCATGCCCGAGCTACATCAACCATATCCTGCAATATTATCCTCATTGCCTCCACCTGCCCCTCCACATGCCCCAGGAGCTGCTTAATCTTCTCCCACTGCTCTGCCCTAGCCTTTGTATGTGCTTCATTCCAAGCTATGTACTGCTCTATCTCTTGCTGTTGGGCTTCTATGGTATCAAACAAATCATATATATACTTTCCTGGGTGTTCTTTCCCATTCTTGAATTTTCTAACTTCCTCCATGCTCAGTATCATTAGTCCTCAGCCTCCTTCTTTAAATCGCATTTGGTTGGTGGAAAACTCGGAAGGATAATCTTATCTTTTACCTTGCAGAATGGTAAGTCTTTTCTAGGCCATATTAGGTATATGCAATCCTCGCAGGCTGGCTTTGTTTTCAGGATTTCATCAAGCAAGCTCATTTTCTCATCCCCTCCGGCCACTCTTGGGTTGGGAACCGTTTATATAATGGGCTCTTAACAAATACTGGCACCCCCGCAGCCCTACATTGGTCTATTACACTTTGTACCCATTTATCCGCCGGCGACTTTGCTCCGGGACCGGTCTGAGATCCGATTATCGCCCATTCAATCCTATATTTTAATTTCACGGGGCCTAACAGCGGCTCAAAAGATACAAAGCAGTTAGTGTCTATATGTAGTTCTCCAATTCTTTCAATATCTTCTTGGCAGGTCACTGTAGTTCCAAACCACCAATTATCATTTATCCATCCCCACGTATCTTTTTTGGTAATCCATTTTCCGATTGATTTCGTGGTCTTTTCCGGATTCTTCGTCAGAAACACGTATGTGTGCCATGGAGCAGCTTCGCAAGCCGCAAATACTTCTTCTGTCCACTCGTCCGGCACCCAATCCCCAAATAAATCCCCCATATACACCACACCGATAACAGAGGGCTTCTTGACCTTCTGCGGCTCGTCTAGGCGGTATCTGTGGAAGGTGGGGGCAAATCCAAAGGGGTAAGGATCAATCATCATGCCGTCGTCTCTTGTGGTTTTGTACATCGGCTCCCCAAGATAATGCAATGCCCCGTCATTTATATAGTTACTGCCGAAACGCTTTGTTATCTTCTCAGCGTAGCAGTATGGGCAATTATGCAGACAGCCGGTTATAGGATTCCAAGTATAGTCCAGGTACTCTATCTTTCCTTTACCTTGTTTATTCACCTTTGTCAGCCCCCTTCTCATTCATGACCGACACCGTAGATAATAGTATCGGCGGGTGCGTAACTCCCCAGCATTGGAAGTATATCTTACCGGTAAGCAGCGCTCGCATCCTCTCTACGAAGGTCATTTGCCAGCAGCTTTCAACAGCTTCCTGCCCATCCGAATACTTAAACCTCAATATCGGCAGGTCGTATACGTCAGGCCTTCCGCCTAACAAAGCAGTATTTGCATGTTTATAGTTAACACCTTTCATTCTCCTCACATCCTCTCAAATATGCTTATTTGCCCTTGTGGTTCGTAGTTCATCCAAAGTACCTCTGTGGCACTTAACCCAGCTTCCTTCAGGCAACTCTTACTTTCCTTATGCCAACCCCCTAGGATGCTGCTGTACATATCGTTTTCGTATCCCGAGAGTACTATCTTTGCTTTGGATTCTTTAAGGACTCCCAATAATTCCAAATGGTCGTTATCGTTCATTTCATGCTTATATATCCGTTTGCTCCTGGTGCGAAGGAGGTAGGGAGGGTCAATGTATATCAGGACATTTTCACGGTTATATCGCTCAATTAACTGTAATGCCGGTTGATTCTCGATCTGTACAACGCAGGTATCTGTATGCTTTAATCTCTCCGCTGCTTCGAGTATCCGGCCCGGAAGCCTGTTGTTCCAGTGCGGAATATTTCCGTTTACACCCTTAATAACATTTCTGAAGCCTGTGATATCGCTGGACTTTGCACCTATAGCCATCCACATTCGAGCAAGGAACCTTCTGGCATTCTCTATCGGTTCATCCGTTGACTCATAGCTATTTTTATATTCCTCCCGTGCCCAGGGAGTGAATTTTATCAGTCGGGCCAGCTCCTCCGGGTTGTCTCGTATCACTCTAAATAGGTTCACGACATTGCCATCCAGGTCATTGACCGTCTCAATAGCACTTCTGTTCTTGTTGAAAAATACTGCCAGCGATCCCATATAAGGCTCAAGGTATGTCATTTTCTCATAACCTGGAGGGAAGTTTGATATTATCCAATCTGCTATACTCCATTTCGAACCGGGATATTTGAGCACTGTGCTTACTGCCATCTACCTCACTCCAAACATATCTATTTGTTCAAAACCCTGCGCTGCACCACTAAATATAACTACCATGCTTGGAAATGGTGCAGCGCTCTTACCTCCAACAAACTTTACCCTGCCTTTTAAAAATCGTATATCAGCCTTCCCGTAAATATACCTATGGAAAGCTATTGTGTCAGTTCTTGCGGGTATTAACATTACAACAGTTGTTCTCCGGCCTTCTTCGTAACATTTCCTTATCCACGCTTCTTGACCGGGATTTCCCTTTGTTTTCTTGGAGTACGGAGGATTGCAAAACACCGTTTCGCCCCCCCAATCCTGCTTTAGCCCATCTTGCTCCTTGGTGTAGAATTTACTACATTTCGCATTCTCGGAGGTGGCGCACGGATCAAGAGTAAAGTGAAATTCCTTATTGAGTTCATTGAACAGCCATTGCGGCGTTTCCCAATCATCCTTCCCGGTGCTTAATAGCACTCTATCCACTTACCTCACTTCGCTTGCTTCGCCTTAGTAAGCAGCTTGATTATACTGCCTTATCTCTGCATAAGCCCTCACTCCTGAGCTTTTTGTAGTCTGTTAATATATCTTCCATATTGCACCTCCTATAATCTGAATCTATCCATCTTTATCCTTACTTGCTTTGAGCCATGCTTCCTCAATAGCCTTTGCATCATAACTGCGTCCTTTAAAATTGTTAAAGGTGGGCTTCTGTTGTTGCCCTTGATTCTGTGGCTTATCCTCTTTTAGTGGAAACACCCCTTGCCAGCTATGGAATATTGATTGCTCCAATATTGCTATTTTCTTTTCATCAGTATCAGCAAGTTTATTAAGTTCGTTTATTAGCATCCTTTTAGCTCTGTCTGACATTGGCTTCTTTATTTTTTTTCGCATTTCTTCAAAATCTTTTAGTGTATTAATAAGGTCAGAGTTAGATGTAAAATCGCTATATATATTTGTCTTTAAATTTGTATTTATATTATTTCTTTCTTGGTTGTCTATTTCACCAATGGTACCCTTGTCAGTTTCACCAATGGTAGCTTCGCTAGTTTGACCAATGTCTATTTCACCAATGGTAGTTCCACCAACGGTAGTTTTGACAACCCACGTATCGTAATGCTTGTTAAATCCTATCTTCCGACCTATCCCATTTTTTATTTTTTGCTTTACAATATTCATTTTTACAAGTTCTTTTAATTCGCGTTGCAACTGTCTTTTTTCACATCCAGTAGCGTTGCTTAAAAAGCTTAAAGATAAATCATGTTCCTTGCGATTGAAGCCGTATGTATACCGCCATATCATAAAAATAATTCTGTATTGTGTAGGGCTTAACTTGATCTTGGCCATCTGCTCCAATATTTCATTTGCTATAGGTGTATAGCCATTTTCTTTTTGTGGGCTTGCCAATCTATCACCCCTTCCGGGTTTCATTGTTCCAACTGCTTTTCAATTCCTGCAACTGAGCTGGTGTCATAGTTTCAATATCAAGCTCTTTTGCCTCCGATACTATACCGTCTATAAGAATACTCATTTGCCTGGTATCGTACCGGCTGCTGCCAATCAATATTGCTAAGTGCTTGAATGTCTTACCGTTCAACTCACTCTCTCCGACCTCACAGCAATGGTTGTTAGTAGCTCTGTATATTATTTCTGCACCTTCCGCTATTACGGAAATAAGCTGCTTTTCACGCTGCCCATACCTTTTAAGCATTTCTATATACAACTCTTCTTTGTTTGTCCGAAGCACATCGGCTATCTTTGTAATTAGCACCCATGCGTACGAATTCGCGTCCAGGCTGCGTTTTTGTCTGCATTCCTTAATCTCTATCGCCAACAGCTTTTTATTGGCGCATAGGGCTTTTAAATCGCTCATATCTTGTTTAGAGGTAAGGGTAAGAGTCAATTTCTGCTTACCTGATTCGTTGTATGATATTTCTATGTTATCTGCTTGTGCTTTCAACTCTTACCCCTCCTATAAATAGCTAAATATAAACAACTTCCTAAATTCATCCCTACTATGTCCTTCTGCTTCAAATTTCCTTTGAAACTCCTGCTTCAATTCCAGGTCTTTACCCTGCAAAGGATGAAGTTGTATATCCTTATGACATTCATCACACACTTTTACTTGCATATGATATTTAATTGATATTTGCCGCCTGCCGTTGCCCTCATATACTTCGTGGGTTTGAGCATAAGGCGTACCATCATACCGACATATATCATCTATAGTGGGTTTTGGATTATTCCTTGCCCTGCTCTGCTTGCGCGGCTTGGGCTTGGGTGCTGGATAGATCATTTTGGTATTGACTTCTGGCATGCTCTGCAAAGCGGTATGCCAAATTCTTTCATGGAATAGCCTTTTTCAGCCGCCGTTATGTCTTTGTGACATTTGTCGCAACTATACTCGCTACCCTGCTTATCGTTTTTCTTATCTCCTGCGGGCTCCTGTGGCTCGTCATCAGGTTTTATATCCCTGCCTAGAGAGTATCTGTGTATGTTATGGTTATCCACTATCTCGAGGGCATTTATCTTCCGATCTTCGTTATAGCCGATTGATTTTACGTTGAATTTCACTTTGGGGCTTAATGAAACTTTTCCATCCTTTTCAAAATACTCCCCTTCTTTTAAGTCCACCCAGATAAATGGTGATGTGTAGAGTTCTCTGCCTATACCCCAATTAAAACCGGCACGTTTGAAACTGTCTGAAGCTTCTCCCTTTTCCTTTTCCGTATTGCTCTCGGCCCCACAGTCCCATTTCCATACCCATCCTTGCTGTTCGTGGCAATATACGCCTATACCGCAATAAATATTGTCCTTCAGCTCTTTATGATCACGCTGCCAGCCTAATACACCATATGTTTCATCAAGAATGTTTTGATCTACTCTAGCGTCCTTGTATATAAGAAGTATGCAGCCTACTTTGCCCTTGCCTTTCTTTACGCTCTGTACACGTACATCAATTTCATTTGCCTTTAATAGGCGAATATCTTTTTTCACATTTTCCATTTACTCCACCGCCTACCTTATTCGTAAAGAGGTGCCAACCTCCAAATGTGCGCCCTTGATTTTACCACCCAACTTCAGGTCCTCCAAAAGCTCCTTCTTGGCTATATGTAGCTCATATGATTTATATCTTCTGGGAATTGCCTTCTCGTTGTCTACAATGACCTGCGGCGGATTATTTTGTATTGATAGGGCAAATACATTACCCTTAATCTTTTCTTTGCCCATGGCCCTCATATTGGCTTCAAGGTATGCTTTAAGCCTGCCTTGATTATTCTCCAATGTTTTCTTCCGGGCTGACAATCTGTCTGCTTCTTCTTTGTAGGCCTTTATGTCCCCGTCAAGGGATTTTATAATCTTGGCTATGTTCTCAGCCTTCATGTCGAATTCTTCTTCTATTGCGGACAGCTTTTCCTCCAGCTGCTCCAGGCCTGATTCTTCGGTAATGGCCTGAAATATTTGGTTATACTGGCTGCTTAACTCATATAACTTTGGCATTGTTATCCTCCTTTTTATCTGCCGCCCCAAGTACTGTCCGTGCTTATACACCATTGGCAGCTATAACGGAGCAGTAAGAGAGGCGGCATAGATTTACCGCATTTCTTCATAATTCTTTATCTCGTAGTTTACATATTGCTTGAATTTTTCTATTTTGGCTTCCATTTCTGCTATATAAGATTTTGAATCGTCCAGATCCTTTTTTAGGTCAGCTACTTCTTCGTTTAGCGATTCAATCTGTTCTTCCAGCTCTTGCCGGGTTTCACTGTACAATTCTCTGTCCAACTTCTCCGATATTTCTTTTGAGTCTGCTTCTCTGAGTGCAAATTGAATCTCTCCAACCTGTAAATCAACTACGTTCCGAACTGCGTAATTGTGGTTCTCTACGTTTATTTCTGGAGACTCATTACTGTAATCAGCTACTAACATTGACCCCGCCTCCTTATTTTCATACTGTTACCGTGGCTGGTCGGCCCCACGGCTCCAGCGGCATGCCATTCAATTTGCGTAAATATCCATTACTAATCAAATTTTGGCGGGCAGGTCCTACCCCTGCTGGATTGTTTCCAGGGCAAGTTACAATCCTAACTTTACCCATCGTGATTTGCATGTCATATCGCCACGCTGCCGCCATATCCACATATATCAAATCGCCCCGCCCTCAGCGCTTCCGACCAGTACAATCTGCTTCATCGGACTATTGGGGCTGCTTATGGGGTTCAAGTTTTTACAAATTCTCCATTTTGGAGGTCGCATCCGTAATACCCTGCTATCTCAGGCAGACCGTGTTTCAAAGCTAATTCATGGGCTATAACCTGCGGACTCCTGGGCCAATGACCTCCGACCATTATATAAGGGGTATTGCAAGCATTTTTCAATCGCTGAATCTCTTCCTCTGTCGCAAACACTCCAGTTCTTATAAAATCATCCAATCAATTCGCCTCCTACTTCGCATAAGGCTTGCCGCAGAAGGGGCAGAAGGAATGTAATATATAAGTCTCTTTCTTCCTCTTCCGCTTACCCTGTGTCTCTTCATATGAGAAGGTTGAAAACGTTCTGCCAGATATTAATTCCAAGTTGCTAATGCCGCCTTCCGATACTTTCAGATTCTCCCGAGCCTTCGCCTCTATCTCTGCAACACATCCGCACTGCTTCATTTTGCTTCCTCCTTCAATCTCTAGGATCAGTAACGCCCAAGCAATTCGCTCTATACTCCCTGCGCTTCCGTCTACAATCCAGGCACCGCTCAGGAAGTACCCAATCCCTATTCCTGTACCAATCCATTTCCTTCTGTTCCATTTCAAATGTCTCACCGCAATCTTTGCACTTCTTCACAATTTTGTCAGCTTGGTATCTTTCTGTTACCATATGTACCGCCTCACATTTACAATTTGTTGATTTTGATGATTCGCGCCCTAACCATTGTGCCACTTTCCTTGAAAGCACCTGGTTCAAGGTCGTATACTTCGGCGTCGTTTTCATCTAGCCATTCCCTAAACTCAACCGACTTTCTATTTTCCCTAAAGAATGGGCTTTCGCTGACGATAGACACCAGTATACCGCCCGGCTGCAAGACTTTGAACGCCTCATATATATGGTCAATGTCCTGCTGTTTGGAAAAAGGAGGGTTCATCACCACACGGTTGACGTCGATTTTCTCGCCGAGTCCTAACGAAAGGAAGTCGCCTTGCTCTGCAACAACAATAGGACCGCAACCATTATCATTCAGTTTTTCTAACATGGGGATCATTTTCTCGTTTAATTCCACAGCGTAAACACTCTGCACTCCTGCGCTTACAAGCGCCTTTACGATAGCCCCATCTCCCGCTGAAGGCTCCAGAGTCCTGCTGTGTTCGCTGAGTTCAGCCATATCACACATGCGATCCGCAATAGGGCGGGGCGTTGGGAAAAACTGATACTGCTTTTTCAAATCAACAGTTTCACCAGTCAAGATGAGGTTATCAAGTAATTCAGCAGGATTAGAATCGAATATATGCCCTTTACATTTCCGGTTCCATTTACCTCCGATATTTTCAAGACACTCATTAACTTCCTCGTAAGTTTTACGATCAAGCTGACCACAGGTAAGAAAGACTGTGTTTTCTTCAATAGTGCACTTATCAAGGATGTTTAAAATCTCATTTTTTATTTTCATATAATCGCCTCACTTTTAGATTGGCGGCAGAACCATGTCGTAATGTTGTACGTTCACTTATTGGCTATCCGACAGCCCACTACAATAATTGGAGCTTGCCGCCTCTAAACTTCCAGCCGCCGCCTATTGAATTTATTTTTCTTGTTTGATATAATTAAGTTGAGTATTATTCTCGGCTGCTTTGAGCAGCTCTTTTTATTCCTCAGAATCCTCGGTATCACCGAAAAGCCCCATTCTCATGCCCATTTCAACAAAACCCTCAACCATCATTCCTACGTCCGTTTTGTTACACCCAAGGAACTCCATTGAAATATGAGCATTATCGCCTTCGTCCTGAACCGTCAGGGCCATACCTTTGCGTATTTCTTTTTCGATACCGTCGCTGTACCGGATAACAATTGATTCTACTTCGTTTGGGTTTGTGTCTGCCGTGAATTCAACTATGCTCATTTCTTACATCAGTCCCTTCCTTATTAATTCAGTCTGTATCATATTCCGTTTGTTACGTCTCTTGTGCCTGAGACGCTCTAACCATTTTCTTAGCATTGGTAGCCTCCATCCTCTCCGATATAATTGCCTGTATCCGACTATTTGCTGCTGACATGCGGTATATCGCTTCGTCTATACGGTATTTATTTACAGCATTACGGAACATCGTATTTGCCTGGTCTAGTTCTATCAAAGCATCATGTATCTCAGGGTCTTGGTTTAATGGAATCATCATATTTGCCACGGTCAATATCTCCTTCCCGGCAAGTAATAGGAATGCTTAGTTCTTTTTACCTTAATGCCGCATATCATAAACCTTTTAGCCTGAGACTTTGTAATTCTTTTCATGTGCATCCCTCCCTATTGAACCAGTCTAAAAACATATCCAAGGAAGCCCAAGACCACAACCAGATAGAATATGTCAGCTATACCGATACCAACTGGGCTTTCTCCGTCTCCGTAAACCTTGGTAATATCCTTGACAAAGCCGTTCTTGTCGTATCGAATCATTCTAATCATGTTGCGCCACTTCCAGTCCGATACAGCGCTCGTTTTCCCATACCTCCGGGAATATCTTCTCTATCCGGTCAAGCATGCAGCACAGGTTGTGTTCATCCCATAGGCTGCAATTATCGATTGTTTCCGGCAGATACGATTCGTTAATTTGACACATCCGCATTCCCTCCCACAGAAAAGATATTGTTGTTGAAGGCATTAAGTCCCAGTGTGATGTATTTCTTGGCTAGAGGGTTGATTTCA